CATTCAACAGTAAAGATGTTGAGGTAATATTTGGACCTACAGTTAATCTTGGAGATATTGCTGAGAAAAGAATTAAACGTAGATCAATTCAGTTAGTCAGAAATCCTAAGAAAATCCGTAACTAATACTTTCGCAGATAAGATTCATCTGTACCACAATTGCCGCCGAATACGCTACTGCGTGGGCCTTCTTAAAATAGTAATCACCAGTATCTGGCTTTGTCCAAATCTCTGCTCTAATCTCGTTCCAAGTTTTTCCAACTAAGTGTTTTTTTGCTGGTCGAATTAGTGCAAGACACATTGATAATTCTGCAATACTCTTTGGCTTCATCTGCCTCATCAACCATCCGTGCCCGTTTACGTGAAACAGTAAATTGGTGAAATCATCTTGTTCCAATAGGTCCCATAGTGGTTCGGTCTCCATTAGTTTAATTAAATGTTCTTCATTTCGAACACCTTCATACATACCAACGTTTAAGAAATCTATCTTAAAGTAACCTCGGTCTTCTGCTTCTTTATATTCGATACTAGCATTACCAGTTAACGGATTGTACGGAATAGAATGACAATAGACACCAGTATTGTGTTTTTTAGAAATGCCATCTTTGTCTACAATGGTCGCAGGAACATGCTTGATAACATCAAGTATCTTTTTTCTATCTGCAAAGTCAATATCAATGTCCATATTTTAGTGCCACAAATGATGCATATTTTTCTGTATAAAATGTGAATATTGTATGAGTTGGTATTTCGCCAATCATATCGTCCCACTTGGTTTGATTGTATGCGAAGTCAAAATCTTTTCCCTGCATTAGTCCCTGCTCTCTAAGTTCTCGAACAATTTCCATAATTTCATTTGGATTTTTATGAAGGATTCTAATACTGACCATCTCATTCTATACCCGCTTCTGTACATATTTCTTTAACCAACGATACATCGGCAGGTACCGATTTAAACTTTTTTAACCAAAACGATAAATCAAATGCAGGTGCAATCATATCTAATTGATCGTCATTAAACTTATTCAATAAGTCTTTTCCTGATTTAGAATTTAATAATACCCATGGACTTATCTTGCCGTTTCTAATATCATGTACAGCTTTATTCAAATTAACATAGTTAAAATAATGATTAAACTGCGCCCCACTGACGTCTCCCCATTCCATCATAGTTTGTAAACTTCGTTGAACAGCACTTTCAACTGGCTCTGTTTTAATCATTTCAAACAGATACATGTCATATAATTCATCGCGGCACCAATGATCTATTTTAACATCGCTCTTAATTACAAAGTCCATAAACTTTTCTGGATACAAAGGCAATACATTATTAATAAAACTGCCAAACTTAACAAAGGCATTATAGTAAGGACTTTTACAAAAGTCTTCATAAGTTTTATCTTTTTTGCCGCCCTGTCTTACTCTAAAGAATTTATTAAAAGCCATGTATCCTGCTTGTACACGCTTTTCATCTTTCTGCATAGCTCGCCTTTTATTTTCACACATGTGAGCATACAAGGTCTTTTCTTTCATGAAGGCCTTGTTGCAATGTACGCAATTAAAAGGTTGATCAGCCAATGCTATCATTATGCTTTTTGATATGTTTGTTGAAAGATATCTTTTTTAACTACACCATAGTCTCCGGGGCCGTGTCGCACAATAACATCCTCGCCTGGATTATAGTTTAATTTCTCGCCCCAACTTGTGTCAACAGTTCCGGTATGATCTGCCACTTTCGCAACCTTTATAATCGGTTTAGGTGTACAAACACCGTTGCCTAGATCATCCTTTAATTCCTTAAACTTTTCAGGTGTAATAGGATACTGTTCGCCTTTAGGTCCTGTCATAATATAAAACCCTGTATCGTATTTTACAGGACCTTCTAATGTATTGATAGTTCCGGGTTCTTTAGCAATCTCGTATTTTTCTTTTGCAGGTTTCTTAAATGTTTTAAATCCATCCTTAAACCATTCATCATCAATGTCAATGCCCTCAACAATATTAATTAATTTTCTTAAATCACTCATTCGTATTCCTTTCGTTGTTTCTTATCAAATCCCATTTTATCAAATAGCTCGTCCTTATCTTTTTTATCCATAAGTGATGCTAATATTCTAATGTCGTCGAGCTTACGTGCAGGATATAATTCACATAATAGTTTTTCAATTTTATGTGCCTTACCTTTTTTGCCTGCGGCTAGATATGGATGAAACGCAGGGATTCCGACTCCGCAAGCCGCATACAGTTTCCATAACAGTGCCTTATGATCTTTACTGAGCAACCAATGATTTTTATTAATTAATTCATTAGTCATCTCTAAGAAATGTTCTTGTACGTCAATATCACCTTGTACATTCGATACAAATCTCATCAATACATAGGGACTAAACTCCTTCTGTTCTTCCGGAGTTAGCTTGTCGTAGAAGTCGTAGTCTTTAAGATCGACTGCTTTAAGTTCACGTTTAATGTCTAGTGCCATATTATACTGGATGCCACATTGGCGGTTCAGGTTGATCTTTTTTACTTAGATAATATATTATTTTAACACGTTCTAAGGCTTTTTGCAATTCTTCATTGTCCAATGCCGCTTGGTTAATATCTTTCCAAAGTTGCGCTTCTTTTGGATCGCTCATATAATTTCTATGATCTAGCGGATCTCGATTGTAATCGTATCCCACAACAGTCCTTTCGATAGATCCGGCCTCTCGAGAATAAACAGTATCCCCTACTCGTTCATAAATGAGTGTTGCTCCCGGAGTAAGCGATCCCATAGGTTACCAACACTTAGTATAATCTACTATCTCACATTGTCTACTAACTTCTTTAACAAAATAAGCACACAATGGATTTTCTCCTGCATGTAACGGAGTACATAATAGTTGCCCCGGACGCATCTTTGGAAAATACCATTTAACATCTTGGTAGACATTAATAATATCAATGTCATGAAATTCTGGTCTAAAACTACCTAACGGATTAAAACAAAACGTTCTAAATCCTCGATCATTTAAACTTGTTATTGGTAAGATTTCCATATCCGGTCCTTCTGGGTCGCCAACAATTGTACACCAATCTAATGGCATAGTTATTTCGTGTGGCCCAATCTTAAGAACTACTGCCGGTCCGGTAAAACTTTCAAGGAAAATTAAAGGTATGTAAAAGTAATCGGGATTTTGATTATCGCTGTTGTCAAACACAGCAAAGCGAATATCTTCTTCTATTTCGTCGGGTAGGTCATTAAGATAAAATGTTTTGTTATCTAGCGTTAAAATCTGCATTATTGGTATTTTACCTTTTCTATTGTAAACGGGTATTTGGCATCTTTATAGAATTTCTTTCGTTCTGTTAGATGTCTCTTTGCGTATTTCGAAGAGGCTGTGATATCCCAGATCTGGACGAAGTCTTTATCTTCTGCTTTTCTAACGCCTCGCCCAATGCTTTGTATAACGCGGGTAAAGCTCTTTCCGGGCTCCAACATAACCAGATTAAAAATCCTTGGGATATTAAGACCAACAGCGGCCACGCCGTAAGTCGCCACAATAATCTTGTTAGTAGCAGTCTTAATTTCGTCATACTCTTCCTTGCGCTTTGCAGATTTTACTTCACCTGAGATAAACACACTATCTTCAATAATACTTGTTATTATACGCCCTGTTTCAATTCTGTCAACCAATACTAAGGCGTTTCCGTTTTCAGAAATTGCAGTGATTAATCCAATTATATAGTTTAATCTAGTTTCATCAGTTACTAGATATTTCAATTCTTCGGGATAACTACCAAATTCTTTCCATTCTGCTGTTTGAATAATATTCACGTGACAATTGGACAATACACCTTTGTCTTGTAGTTCTTTAGCAGTGACACGCCCTACAACCTCTCCAAGACTAGCACGTAAACTTTGGTATTCAAAATCGGCTTTTGGAACGGTTCCTGTTAAACCCCAACGTATAGGAGCACCGGACAAATTATGTGTTAATAATTTTTTTAGTACCTCTGCTTTTGCCTGATGAACTTCGTCAACAATTACAGTTTGAACGCCGTCTAAAAATTCAGCAAGGGTTAGTAGATCCGAATCATCATGAGATTTTTTGTCTAAAATATTAAGACTTTGCCAGGTACAAATAGTGTGAGTTTTACCTAGATTTTTTCTATCGCCAAAATACACTCCAACATCAAGCCCCACGTTAATAAAATCTTCTTCAGTTTGCAACACTAAATCTTTGTTTGGAACAATCACTATTGATCGACCATATTTTTCCACAATTTTTGCCAAAGTTGCGGTCATAATAGTTTTGCCTGCACCAGTTGCAACTTCTTGCAATGCCTGAGGATTCTTTAAAAAATTATTAACAACAGTAACCTGATCGTCTCTTAAACGAATTGGATGTCCTTCAAATCTATGACCTTTTGGCCAACATTTTTCACCCCAAAAATCCTCAAAAATCTCAGTAAATTCCAGGTTAGGACTTGTGCGCTGATCTTCAACTTCTATATGGTAATTTTTATTTTCAAGTTCGACCAATACGTCTTCTAGCATTGACAAATATGTTGTCCCACCCAGACCAAAAAATGGAATTGAACCGTCCCAACGCCCTAATTTGAAGCTCGGACGATACCTTGCTGTCGGATCTTCGTACTTGAATTTCTTTACAAGGTATTTTCTTGTTTCTAGATCAAGGCCTTCTATCTTGATGTTTACTTCATCTTTAATGATAACTTTACACGTTGGCAAAATCTGATTCCTTCAAAGTGTAATTAATCACAAAATGGTGATTTTTTAGGTAATTTGACAAAGTGTAATGTACTCCGGAAATACCAAAGTTTAAAATTGTTGAAAAATTCGTCTTTGACTCAACCAACGGTTTAGGAACTTTACCACTGATAAACACTATCTTAATTTTTTCCGAAATTGGATTATTAAGTTTATTTTCTTTAATGAAGAAATTGGTATTTTTTCCAGTTTCGCCTTCTAGCCTAAACAACACAGTCATCTCCTCGGGCAAAATTCCATATTTTTGAAAAAGTGTATAACACAACTCCAAATGTTTCAATTCTGATCCACCGGGTATAACCACAAGGCAGGGCAACGAACATTCAACTATACTAGTAATGTCCGACATTGTCAATTTTTCCCTATCTTCAGGCAAACTCGTTAGGGCTGGTGAAGTTAGGAACTTTAACAGGAAAGGGTTTAGGTCAATTTTTCCTAAAACTATATCAATCGTCTCTGACCATATAGTAATTCCATATTTCCTTGCTTCAACTAGAACATCTACAACGTCAAGACTGGTCGGTTGGGTTACTGATGAGGGTACATTAATAAATCTGAATTTATTTTCCTCAAAAACAACCATTGGGACATGGCCTTCTATGTTATTTTTTACCTGTTCTATTTGGCCAACTAGCTCTAAGAATAATTCATCCACTACAAATGAATCATTTACAATATTACTATTGATCCAAGTTACATGTTCTTCTCTTAAATCAAAATCCCAAGATTTATTGTCAATATTCCAGTTGATACTGTTACCTGTATGAGACTTTTGAGTTAATAATTTTTTATAGACCTTGATGTTGTTAACTACAATTTCGTTATAGGGGAAGTTTATTGAAATTATTTTTTTATTTGAACCAACTACCTTTTTTATTACGATAGTTTTAGACTGATTTATAATTCTTGTAGGTAATTTATACTGCGGTGAATCAACATATGGAATAACATCTTTATTCAAGGCAACACTTAACTGCCTGGCATATCGTCTTACCAGTTTCAGGGCAAGAATGGCCTGTTTTTCTGTAAAACCATTACCCATGACAATTTGATTTGATAAACTGTTAACAATTCCTTCGTCCATTTGGAGGAGGGGGATAGGCTCTGCAACAAACAGGTATATTCCTTCCCCAGACAACCGATGAATTAGGTCTTCTATAAACATATTCTTTTAAATTGTAGCATCTTCAAGTCCGGCAGTTCGTAATTTAATAATATTACTCAACTGCCACTGTTTAATATCTAATCCTTTGATAATGCCAAGCCATTGATTTCGTAATAGAGCAAATTCGTTGATAATTTTCTCCATGTCGACTACATCTGCCTCACCATCGACGTATTTTTCCACATCTCGAGAGCTCAATGCTCTCTGATAGTTCTCTAAATATTTTTTAAATGTCTTCGATCGGAGTCGTCGAAGTTCGATATTGAGATATTCTAAAATACCTTCAATTTCTTGGAGTTGATTAAATCGTTGTTCTACTATACCAGGAAGAACAGAGCTAGATTTCTCTATGTTACCATAGATCTTTACCTCTGATCTTGCCTGATCTAGTTCAACGTAGAAGTAATCAATACAGGCAGGAAGATATACAATATCCTTGCTGATTTTTGAGTACCAATGAGACATTAATAGTCCTCATCTTCATCAATCCCATAATCATCGTCAACATCTTCAAACTCCGCGTGTTCGTCTAACACCGCTTTGATTGCATCATCAAGGTATGGATCAAATCCCATCCACCCTTCTAGGTCTTCGGTTTTAATATCCTTACCTAACAACCAATCAACGTATTGATTTGCGGCCATTTCTTTGTTTTTGTCTGGAACATATTCTCGAAATGTGTCCCAGATTTCCATGATTAAACTTTCATCCATTATGCGTCCTCTTCAGAAGTAACTGTTGTTGTCAAAAGTTCTGCAGCCTTGGCATCCCACTCGTCCATGATAACGTGTAGTTTTTCTTCGGTCCAATTTTTACGAAATTCTGCAACAATCTCACCAGTATCCTTACTAGTGTATGCTAATTTATTCCCAACCTTGGATAACACACCCATTTTCTCGAACATATCAACCAAACCGCTTGTAGGGCTCATACCAGTTGAATATGGAATCTCAACTTGAACACTTTCAAAAGGTTTAGCGTAACGTGTTTTCATAATCTTACATGCCGAACGAATACCCAGTACATCGCTAACTTTATTACCATCAGCATCAGTCTTAAGTTTTAATTTCTTCATGGCAACCACAATAGAACTTGCGTAAACGAAGCCTTGGCCGCCTGAGATTTTATCGTCTGGATCGAACATGTCCTGACTAGCGTATGTGTGATTTGTACAAACCATTCCAACATTGTAGCTCCCAAACATGTTAACACAGTTACGAACAAGTGAAGTAAGTGCTTTGGGTTTACGACCCATGTCACCTTTCATTTCGCCTGCTTCAAATTGATTAACGTCGGTTGGAGTCAACAACATACCAAGCGAATCGATCACAAACAATACTTTAGGACGTTCCTCTAAAGGCATACCCTTGTATTCTTTCATAAATTCACTAATGGTTTTTGCCACATCGTCAATCATAGCCATGTTAAGTTTCAAAAGTTTTTCTTCTGAAATATCAACACCTAGATCTAACAACCATTGCTTGTCTAACGCATTTTCACTGTCAACTAGCACAACAAAAATGCCTTGTTCCTGAGCATGGCGTATAATATTGCCTGAGCAGACATATGATTTACCTGCGCCAGACTCGCCCGCAAAAACTGTAACTTTTCCCAAAGGGACTCCCTTAAAGAAGTCCCCCGAGATAAGATAGTTAAGGGCATAGTTACCGGTTGAAATCCAATCGGTTGGGTCGTTAAACCCGATTCCTAGTCCATCAATAGATTTAGTGATAGACTTACGGAACTTCGAAATATCGAAGGCCTTTCCCATGTCTATCTCCTAATTATTGTTTTTGACGGTTACGAATCATCGCAAGGATGTCTGCCGCACGTCCGCCTGCATCTCCACTTGTTGATGCTTCTTCTTTAACAGGAGCTTTTGTTGCTACTGGTGTCGGTGCTGGTGTATCTTCATCGTCGGCTGGCTCAGCCTCTTTAGGTGCAGGAGTTGCTTTTGCACCACTTGCGGCATTACCGCTGTTAAAGCCTGCTGGCTTGAAGTACTGTGACCAACGATCTGGATCATAAGCCTCACCATCAACTGATGCTTCAAACATCTCTTTCATAACTTTAAGTTCTACATCGCCCGGCTTCTTAGGCAAGAAGTCTTTAAGACTAAAGCTACCAAACTGCTTAATAGCCGCTTGTTCTGCTTCGTCTAATGCACGTTCACGACGGGCCCAGTTACTAGTAGAATAGTCAGCGTAACCACCTTTGCTGGTTTTAGTGATACGGAAATCTGTACCACGCACAAAGTCTGTTGGCATTTCTTCCATGTCCGGATCTAACAATGCGGCTTTAACAATGTTAAAGATTTGACTACCGATAATAAATCGACGAATTGGATTCTCAGGAGACTTACCGTCTTCTTTGTATTGACTGTCAACAACAAAGCCCTGGAACAGATAAGATTTCTTTTTCCAATACTTACGACCCATATCTTCTAAACTCTTGTCCTTAAACCAAGGGCGAACCTCAGTAAGAATTGGACAAGTCTCGCCCCACATTTCCATACAAGGAACTTGTACAGTAACGGGTTTTGAGTTTGTTTCACCTTTAATACCGGCAAATGGCAATTTGATCATTGCACGTTCGATCCAGAAAAAAGTGTTGTTTGGATCAGCGTCAGGAAGGAAACGTACTGTTGCACTAGTACCTTCTGCGATATTCCAATGGGGGTAAATTGCGTTGTCTCCGCCGGTTGCGCCACCGCCGTTTTGTTGAGATGATTGTTGAAGTTTTGCGCGAATTTCTGCTAAAGTTGCCATAATGTTTTTCCTTAATAAATGTTTTATATTATGCCATTTCTTTAAAGCCGACTGACTAAAAAGAAAAATGTGTGCATACGGTTAAGTATACACACATCTATTTATCATTGCAATCTAATTGGTTGCTGAAATAGGTTTATTTTGCCATTCCTGCAAGTTTTAAAATAACACCGATATCTTCTTTCATTCCCAGTTCTTTTTTCCTGCGCTCTAATCCTGCAGAACTAGTAGGACTTTTGGTTTTTTCATCTTCTAAGTCTTTAGTTGATACTTTCCAATCATCTCCGCCTTTTGCTTTGCGTAGGTGCGCCGGAATATCGCTTTTATTTGGACTTTCTTCGACTTTAAGCCCAGCTAATTTCATAACTTCAGCCATTGCAATTTCGTCAACTGCCTGTTCCATATGTTGCAACTCTCCTAATACATCACCGACAAAATCTTGATCGTGTTTTAATAGATATTGAATTGTTTTTGCAGGCATCTTCATAGCAATCATTGCGTCATCCATTTTATTAATGATCTGCTTTTCGTTTGCTACATTATATCTTACACCCTTATCAAACATAAAACGGGCCACTTGGTAACTTGTGCGATCTTCCACAGCTTCTTTTAGTTTATCCTGGATATCGCTTCCAATATCGGCACCTGCCAATGCGCCTGCTGGTGTTTTAGTTGCTACGGCTCCAGCAATACCGCCCAATGCCGCACCTATCTTACCTTCATTTTTTTTGTGCCCGGGAGAAAGATAATTGACTAATGTTTCAGCCATTTTTCCTGCCGCTTCTCCGAGTTCCTTTGTTACGTGTGTAATTACGCCTTCTTCACCTTTAGGGAACGGGCCAAGACCTTGCTCTTTATGATTTCTATTAAACATACTAAAAACCATTTCAGCGACTTCTTTAGGAGTTACACTTTTCTTTATTTCTTGGTTGTCATCGTCGCCGTCAACTGCATTTTCTCCTGCCGGTAGTTTTTCTGCACCTACCTCTGGAGCTGGTTCTTCCGCATCTACTTCTGGTTCTTCTACACCTGCTTCCGGCTCATCACTTTGATATCCTAATTCCTTGGCAGCTTCCGGATCATCTTTTGCCAACCATGCCAATATGGTATCTTTTGGATCAGCACCCGGATTTGCCTTGGCTAAACCTCTTAGTGCATCTTCTAAATCATCATTATGTATTCCGATACCTTGTAACGCTTGAATTGCACTTTCGCCATCAGTATCTAAAGTTAAGCCTTGTTTTAATAGATCATCTAACTCGCCTAGTTGATCCATACCTAACAAACCTTCAGCAATTCTGTCTGCCCAGTTTTCAAAAGTTTCAAAATTGATACTTTCTTTAGTATCATCACACGCACATTTTTCTACAGGACGGTCACAATCATCACAATATTCAGTATTGTCATCTTCACTGACATAATCTTCAAGATCAACTGTACCTGCTTCTTGCATGATACTGTGAATTAGTGGAAAATATTGAGCAAGGTCTTCTTTAAAGCTATTAACTGTAAACTTAGATTTATAATTTTCCATGGTGGCTTGATCTAATTCTAGTCCGTCGTTACTGACTGATCCTAATTCGCCTGCGCCACTTGTCCAATTTTCATATCCTGTTTGTCCGCAAATACTTTCCATCTGACGTCTTAAGGCAATTAATTTTGCATTAGACTTTTCAACAATTTCATTAACTTCTTGATTCATACCGTCACTATTAATGTGACGCTTAAATGCTGTTAGTTGAGCAATATTCTCGCACATTTTAACAATGTGTTGACCGAGTTCATCGTAAGGGCGGCCTCCGTTGGCCACATGACGTTGCATAGCCTTTGCGCCTGCAATGTAAATGAATGGAAACTTGTAACGTTCGCCTTCGGCATTTTCAATGTACAATGCTTTAATATTATTTTTGCGGCTACGTGCTCCGCGACTTTCATCGCTGATAGGTGTATTATGTTTTGCAATAAGAACTGCTTTTTCTAGTACTCTACGACTAGTCATCTTACCGCCTTCAAACTTTGCAGATTCATTCATATTCATATTATTGTCCTTGGATCCGGGGTTAGCAAGATATTGGAAATCATCTTTATTAAGATTGCTCTTAGTAATATCTCGCGTATCAAAACGTAGCAATCTACGTTTAGCAAACATTCTCATCTCACGGAGAAAATCATACCATAGTTGATGGATAAAATTGTCGCTATCTTCTAATATTCCTTGACTGTAAAATAATTTTAGGGCACCAGTTTCGTTGATACTGATGCTTACTCTGCCTAAATTATTGCCTTCGACAACAAAGTCAAAATCAAAGAATCGCGCTTCTTTAGGATCTGTTGTAACTTCTCCGGATTCGTCTCCCATTTCTAAATTGGTAAAACGGCTACGGATTTTGTCAAAAACGTCTTGGCTAATGATGTGAGTTGAATTCATAGTGTTATTTATTAATAATTGCTGATGTAGATTGGCATGGGCATGTCATACTCTTCTAGCCCGCTGTGATCACGCATTTTATCGTAAATTGCAGGATCCCATTCTTGTAGTATTAAAACCATACGCATACACAACAATATAGCCGATACAAGATCGTCGTGTTGTCCAGTTTTTGCTTTAAATGTAATGCCGTTAGCAATAAATGTCTTTAATTCTGTCACTAGACTCTTACTGTTTATAGTAATTTTTTTAGTTTCTACCAGTTGTTTTAACTTAGCACAAGCATTTAACTTAGCCGAATGAGTTGTATTAAATCCTTTGCGGAATCTTCTAACGTGACCTTTCTTGATAGGCTCACTTAGAAACAATCCAGGTAATGTTTCTTCACCTAATTCATTAATTGCTACTAATGCACTTTCACCTACGGTGTTGTTTTCAACGCTGTAGTATAAGGAAGAATTTAACCCTTGCTCCGTAAATTGTTCGTCAATATACTTACATAAGTCTCGTAAAATACGGGCCTGTGCCTGTACCGGAGTCATATTGTGATGCCATTCACATACCTGCATCATACTAGGCAATTCTAAGATTTCAATTGCGGCAAAATCTCCACCTGTTCCTAGACTTGGATCTAATGCTACTATGTATGTACAAGACGTATCAATCTTTTTATACCAACGGGCTTGCCCCATTTTCATTATTGGCTCAACACCTTCCATGTTAGCCAAACTTATACTGTTGATTAACGTTTCATCAAAGATTAAGAATTTACATTCGTGTTCACGTTCAAATCGCTCAACACCAACTCGACTTCGTTCTTCGTTGGCCCATACCTCATCGCGATCTGGATGCTGACTCCAAACAGCCATGTAGGGATAAAAACCGTTTTTGCCTAATACTGTACTATTACCGTATTCGTCTATTCTTTTATTAGCTTCTTGCCAAATAATAGCAAATTGATCTTCGTCACTGTTAGGAGTACTTGTGATAATTGCTTTACCGCCAGTTGCTAATGTAGGGCTAATAGAGGTCCAAAACTCAACAGCAATATTAGGTTCAACGTATGCAAATTCGTCTAAGTACAATAAGGAAATAGACATACCTCGACCGGTTGTTGGAGTTGTAGTTTGTGCTACAATACGAGAACCATTGTCAAATTCAATTGACTGTTTGTTGTAACTTGTAACGCCGCCTCGAATATGATCAGGGCAAGTTTCGTAAGCATACCGCAACCGTTGCATAATTTCCTGAGCACCTGTGTACTTGTGCGCGGCAATCAGAATGGTACTATCTGGAATAAACATTGCATACCATAGTAGGTATCCTACCGCAGTAGTAGTCTTACCCATTTGTCGACCTAGCATGTTTACACTAAAACGATTTGTATGATAGCTGGTTAATAATTCTTCTTGATAATCAAATGCCGCATATGGAATCTTGCCCTTTTTAGGATGCTGAATGCTAAAGAAATTCTTTAAGAAATATTCAGGTCCCGTATCCATATCCTGACATGCTAATAATGCTTCCACATCGGCATCAGTCCACCGTTGTGTAGCATTTGCTTTCTTAATTAAATTACCGTCTAATGATTTTGCCATACTATTATTTACAGAAAAAAATAGCCTCCGAAGAGGCTATTTGGTTATATAATAATTTAATTATATTTGTCGTGTTTGTCACGGATAGCATCCATCTTCTTTTCGCTGGCGCCTTTTTTAGCAGCCTTCGATAATTCTATCATACCGTCGCCGTACTTCTTCCATCCCTTGGCAGCACGACTCATTTGTTTTTCGCCTTCAGTTACAAACTTTTGATAATCACTGAATAACTTAGAAGTCATAGTATCTTCGGCAGTCATGTTGCCTTTTGGCATAGTACCATCCATACGGTCACCAATGCCCATACCGCCACCGTTTGGATTATATGCAAACTTGTCTGGATCGTGTGCTGGAACATCTGTTGGATTGTTAGGAGAATTATCTAACATGTCCATCATTTTTCTAATGTGGTCTTTTGCTTCCATTTCACCACCTTCGGCATCAGCAGTAACTTTTTTGCCTGCTTTTACACCTGCGGCAATTTCATTTGGATCTCCATCGGACATTGCGGCGGCGGCTAATCCGCCACCAACACCTGCAATATCAACTTCTGGAATTGCACCAACACCTTCGTCTGATATGTCATCACCTGCTTTACTGCCGGCCGCGTATCCTGCCATAGCACCAAGCGGGCCTCCTAACATTCCGCCGCCAATTGCGCCAAAAAGTCCGCCGCCAATGCCTTCTTTTTCTGGCGCATCTGCTGAGGTAGTTGGCACTGTAAGAGTCTTTGGGCCGCCAACACGATCATCCGGAGAATTAATCGGTAGAGGAAGGCTAGATTGATCCGGAGCCGAGGGCGCTGTTGGCGCTGGATAGGTAGCACGTACACGCCCATTTGGCATTGTGGTAATTTCTGGTTGACCTACACCTTCTTCTTCTGGTGCATCTACCGGTGCTGACGGAGGAGCCGGTGTTGCCGGAGGAGCCGGAGGAGGAGCCGGAGTAGAGGGAGGCGGAGCACTAGGATCTGGTTTTAGAACTAACGGTTCTGATAGGTATGCTTCTGCTTCTGGCTCATTCATCATGTCTATCATTCTTTTCATTTCATCATTACCGGACTGATTGGCTTGACTTAATGAAGGAAGTGTAGTCATCACGTTTGGTGCTTTATCAACTGGCATGTGTCCTGGGCCAACCTTGCCAGCGCCAGCCAATGTCATAATTTGTGACAACATATTTGCAACTTCGTCGCCGTCGGCGGCAGTTGCGTTGATAGAAAAACTTGCAGGAGTTGACGGCGCACTAGAAGACATTCCCATGCCCTCTGGATACATACCGCATTCATCTAATGTTTGTTTAACTCCTGATAGATAGCGTAGACTTTCTACACTTAATTCTTCGGACAATGTTTTTTGAACTGCTTCTACAGCCGCATCAGCTGACATCTTTGGTTTTGCTGTGGTAACATTTGGGTTCTGAGAATCCAACTCGGCTAGCCGTTTTAATACGTTGATCATTTGCATAATTATTTCCTTAAGGAGGTGCGGTCCGTTTGTTTAATTGGACTGGTATTATTTTGAGGAGCGTCCGTGTTAAACTTTGCGGCTGCTTCTTCGGGAATTACCTCACCCCTTTCTTTTCTTTGTAACTTTAAAATATCGTTAAGTTCTTTGACGAACCCGGTATTATATGTGTCGCCGTAGTAATCTTCAGTTTTAATTTTGATAGATTCGTTGTATGTTGGATCATCCAACAAAGCACCTTCGCGACGTTGAATTACTTGTTGGTAATCTTCAGTTGGTTCATTAGGACTACGAACTACCATTCGATCTTTAGTGATCTTTAATTCGTTTGTCAAATACTCTGTTAGTTCAAATTGAGTGGTCGGATATGCAAGAGTAAACTCGTAGATACTTACTTCTGCATTTTTAATTTTAGGAAAATCTAAAGGTACATCTTGTACTGGAGTTTTTCCGGTTTTCTTAAAAGATGCAATCTGCCATTTTGACAGTAAAGATTCCATTGCGCTTTCTTGATCCTTAGAAAAATCTCCTGCAACTTTAGCCCTAAAGGTATAAGTCTTTTTAGATTCTGCTAGGTGTTCTTTGAATGATTTCATGATAGTTCCCTGATGCATTATTTATTAAGATTTCATATCTTTTAACTTGGCTAGTATGCTATTTCTGTCAGTGATGACATAGCCCTCGCCTTGGATTGTATTACTTTCTTCCCCGTGCTTTTTGTCAATTGCTAGCTTTTTAAGCTGTAAATCAACCATTTTAAGCTTCTTGTCAATCTTGTTAGTTTTAGCGGTAATAGCCGCAGTTAGCATTTGTCCCGCTACTTCAAACATTCGAGTACTATATTTGGCTTCTACATTCATACCCAGATCCATTAGATCATCATATGCCTTTTCAGCTTTAGATGCTAACTGATCTAACTCTGCATCGCTTATATCGCCTAGCCCTTTTACCCTAGGAAGGGCGGCACTAATTTTATCAAATTCCTCAAGACGTTCTTGCAAATCTATAGTAGGTACTGGGATTGCTTCAACTGTAGGAATTTCTACAGTTTCTTCTGTAGCGGGCAATATGTTTAAAAGTTCTTCAAGTTTTTTAGTCATACCGTACTTATCTATTCTTTTTCCCAGTATGGTAGATATCTTCTTCGTTTATAACTCGAAACTTCATACCGTTATTTTTACACCAATTGCTGGCAGCGGCCCATTTGGCCATGTTCTTAACATACTGTGCTTGGTTGTAGGCATTTTTACCAACTTTTTCTATTAGCATTTGATTAGCAGGTTTTATCTCAACAATTTCGGCATGTTTTTTATGATTTTTATCTAAGTAAACAATCAAAAAATCAGGAACATATATTGTGTTCCTTCCTGATAGTGGATCCTTATAAGGTATCTTTATACTTTCACTGGCCCACTGATGTACACTAGGATTATTATCACAGAAACTCATAAACGTTAGTTCCCACGAACTTCTATATCTAGGACTTCCCATACCAATATATTTTTCTGTATTCTGGACAGTATATACACCTTGTGAAAACTTTAAACTCATACTATGATATTTCTTTGTATTTCGTCCGGAGATGAAAATCCAAAATAAATTCCCAATGCACTAGTTTTAAATCTATTATTGTTTAGTATCTCAGCAACTATTCCGCTAATTCCCTCATCAGACAACTCTTTTAATGTATCAAGTAATGCAATAGGATTGTAGCCGTCTAGAGTAGCCTGTGAAATAATTATAGATGATGTAAACTCTGCAGATGCCTTGCCAAACCCTCTTTTTTCAAAAAATGCCTGCATCAATAATAAACTGTTGTTATCAACATCTAACGGTTGAACATAATATTGATCGAAGAATTTTACTGTATTATCAGAACTAGAAGGTTTTGCCGAATCTGGTGGAAGATTACTATATGCTAATGCCATTTATTTTACTCCAAATTATTTCGCGTCAGACGGTGTCGCCACATTGGGATTAACACCGCCGGTACCAGCTTCGTTAAGATTAACACGACCCGAGCCAACTCCGGGTATGACAAATTGTTTATCAGTAACGCTTCTTAGACCACCGGTATCTTCATATGCCCCGGTGCCTCTAGCGGCATCACTAAACGTACTTGCACCAATACTATACAGTTCACGTTTTAGTGCCTGGCCTCCATTCTTTTTAACATCTTCTCTTACTGATTTATAATTATTAACAAGATTTTTTGTGTCTTTAGCCATTCCAAGAAGGCTACCAACAGTAAATCCATTTTCTAAACCATCTCCAATACTGCCCATTAGATCTCCGGCACCGCCTAATAGGCCACCAAGGCCGCCTGCCCCTCCAGTACGTAGTGGACTCTTTGTTTGGTCGTAATGTATTTCATTGAATCCAGGTTGACCTTTTGTAACTTTAGTGTTGTTTGTATCGTAGTAAACGGCTTCGTATGCTATAGTCATTTTATTCTCTAGCATTTTAGTACCAGTGTTGTCTAATTGACTGTGGGACCACTCTGTTATCTTTGGATTAATTAGTGTCATAGAAGTATATGTTCTTCTATTCAACAAAAATATTCTAATGAAGGAAAAGAAAGGAACAGTTTGCAAGTTGTTTAACCCATAACTATAACCTCGCCAAGGAGTTAACGCACCGCCGGAACCCATGCCAGTTGAATCGCGAATAACCGAAAAGGGAGCGTATGCTTCTGGTAATGATGCCGTGCGGCCGGAGGTTATTCCTCCACTTATAGCTGTTTGATATCTCGAATCTGAATAATAATATTGATAATAATTTTTCCACAAATTAGTGGTCATATTATTCATATCATCATGGAATACTATATTAATAGGATTATAGGTAATCTTATTTTGTATAACAGTTTTTTTATTGTACTGATTTAATGTTTCGTGACCAATGGTAAATCTTGGGAGATCGCACGTTTTAGCAACAAGACCCAGTTTACCCCTAGTCTTTTTATACCAAGTTTCGTCAAGTGCTTTAAAAGCGCCCGATTGTCCTAGAGCCATTTCTGGGTTTAACCCAATTTCAACAAAGTAACTCCAACCTGCTTTTGGAGCCATCCCGTAGGCACTATCGACATATAATCGACTAGCGTGTTGATAATCTCTAAGATAGCCACTATCGGCAAATAGACCGCCGGCGAAATCACTTAGGAAGTTAGTAAACATTTTTGACATAACATTATTTATGTTATGTCAAAATGCTAAAATTATGGAAGTAATCCTTGATACATGTTTACAACGGCTTCTGCTGTGGGTCCTAAATAATCATTATTAATAATTTCATAATCTATAGAATCTTTCCAAAACATCCTTAGTTCTGTACCTGCATTTTCTTCTATAGTAACACCGTGTGGGTGCCAGGTTAATGTTTCTATTAGGTTAATCTTTGGATACCCAATAAGTTTTCCATTTTTGTTGTCAAATATCCAGCGGTGATGTATTCCGCCCCTGTATTGATCTCTGTACTGTAGTTCGTAATATTTGCTAGGTACTGCAATAAATCCTTCCTTAGCAATGCGCGGCATGTATTTTAAAGCGGCCATTGGGTAGGCAATATCTTCTAAGGTATGTGTACAATTACAAAAATCAAACTTTCCGTGTTGTTCAACGTATTCAAAAATCTGAACCCAATCTTCGTAAGAGTTCATATCACCCAAAAAAGAATGTTTATTTTCTAAATTATTTGGACGAAGATCAAATGTGTGAGTTAATAAATTCGGATTAAATGGATTATGACTAGCACCAATATCTATTAAAGTAAAATTAGGTGTTGTTTCTTTTAATTTACCGACGTAGTTAAGTACCTCTGGACGACCATATAATTCTTCAGCGTGTATGTATAGTTGTTGTGGCAAAATGTTCTCCGTCATGAAAAAGACGCATATATTTACATACATGCGTCTTGTTAGTATATACTATTGATTTAATTAGGACAAGGGTCGCCAACTGATAATTCAATCTTATTAGCTGATTTTAATTTATCCCTAACAGGATTATTGTTTCTAATCTTAATTTCAAACTCGGTTGTATACCTTGTATTGCCGGTGATATGAAACGAAGCATATCGATTATCGCCAATGAATGCCCCCTGATATGAACCGCATTGTTTATAGATAGGCGTGTTTTCGTCATCATATATAGTTGCATAAACACCGGGCTGTCGAACAAGTGTTTGGGTAATCTTCAAATAAAGATTACGATCGTTGACGTAATATAGTCTTACATCGGTCATCCAATCACTGGGATCTTTCTTTAGAGCAACAGTAATTGCATAGTCAGATCGAACAGTATCACCGACTGCATACATAGCTTCTTTTAAAGATGTAACGTATCGTCTATCCCAGCCATACTCAAACGGCACCGTTATAACTAATGTCCTATCGGGGTTAATCCTAAATTCAGGTTGTCCTTGTTTAATAGAGAACGCCTTCCGAGGATAATCATCTAATAATGTTTTGAACAAATTGTCTGCCTGACCTCGTTCATTTAGAAATGATTCTAGCTGTGTGCCTAGTCGATTACCATCAATTGTTTTTTGATCTTTGCCGGTGTTAACTTTATGATTAGCCATGTTACTCGGCTTTACCCAAATATTAGCCTCCACAATTACTTCGTTTTTCTTTTTGTAGGTAGAAGTAATTTCATATTTGTCAACATAGCCGGCGCTATAGTTGGCAGTTTCTTCTTTGATTAATTTTTTCTTATTTGCTTCCAATGTAGAAAGCACTACAATGCCGGATACTTCTTCAATGGCTCGACGTTGTGCATCTGCAAGAGCCTCTGCTTCAGTGGAGCCGCGACCGATTACTCGAGCTAACTGGCTGTCTTGAGCAAACACACTAGCGGATATAGCAACCGCTAGTGTGCAGATGAGCCGCTTCATTGGAAACGCTTGCGAAGTTGTGCGGCGGCACGATCCGATTCAAGATCCCAACGGATAGTGACCGAAATCTCTTGCTGGCCCACAGGCTCTTCCTTAATTGTCTTGAAGCCTTTCAAAATTGCCTCAGCATTTGCACTGATATTGCGAGTAACTGTACGAGCAGTGTCGTTTGCATTTTCACGATTAATTGTATTAAGTTGCTGAGCTTCTTTATCAGTCATTGCGCTCTTGTCCGACGTAACAGTGTCTTTGGCCTTCTCAATGTGTTTGGCCATAACATTAGTTACACGGTTACTGGTAACCTTTTCATTTAAGAAGTGTGCTACATTAGCACTAGCCTCCATGCGAGCAACTTTGCGGGCTTCGCCGACTTGTACGGCCGTAGCACCGTTTGTCCAAGCAACCGCAGTAGATTCAATTGCAGTTACATCACATTCTGACTTGCCAAACTTGTACCAAGCACAGTCTGTTTCAATCTTAATACCTTCGCTAACAAACGAAGTAGACAGTTTCTGATTACGAATTGGCTCGTCGGGGTTAACTGACTTAGTTGTTGAACAACCAGCCAAAACTGTGGTAATTGCTAATACTGTAAGTGTCTTTTTCATTTTGCCAACTCCTGTGATTGTGATTTAACTGTGTCTACGCTTTTGTCCAAAATTCGTGCAAGTCCGGAAAATCCAACAGTTGCAAGAACAAGTCCAAAGATTGTACCAATAATAAACTGCTTCATAAAAAGCCTCTGTGTGTGTTGAACATGTAACTATTGTATGGTAAAACCGCATCTATGTCAAGACTTTTTGACAAAAGATTTTGCCAAAAAAAAGACTACCAAAGTAGTCTTTTTTGGATTGGTTATGTATTAACCTGTAGCTAAAGATCCAACAGTTCTTCCGATAAACTCTCCAAGTCCTTTTGGAGTATCGGCACCGTCAATTTGCATTGCATTATCGTATTTCATAGTTAATGTGATGTCAACTGGGTCACTACTAGAATAGTCGGCATTTGAATAAACGGTATTTTGTAGATAACAACCGTATATTACAAATGTTTCTAATACGCCAGGACCGTCACCACCACCACCACCACCGTCTAACATTTCAATTCTGGCGGTAAACTTATAGTCAATACCGCTTGCCGCTGAACTTTGTTCGAAGAAATCAAATTGTTTCTGGATTTGTGAACCAACTAATTTGGATACGTTACCTTGTACGTCATCGCGTACTACTAAAGTAACATCTGCCCAAGTGTAACGACCAGCATAGTTAATCTTGCTGTTGTACACGTTTAGTTCAACGTTGTCAAAACTTACACCAGGACGAGTAACATTCATTACTTGTTTGGTTAGTTCTGTTGTAGTATACCCTGCTCCAAAGTTTTCTAACGTTACTCTAAAACGATATTTTAACTTGGGCATCAAGAGGCCCTGAGCACTATTACTCTGCCCGCCTGCTGGAAGGGGTACTGTAAAATTCTTTAAACTTGATAATGATGCCATTCTGGGCTCCTTGTTCTCTTTATTTAACTATTATCTACCAGCCGCGATATCGCCAGTATTTTTCAAACGTAGTGGAATGTAGATAAACTCTACAGCCTTAACTGGTTCGATAGCAATGTCTAGGTAAAGTTCATTACGATCAATTCTTGCCGGAGTATTGTTAGACTCATCACAAATTACAATGTAGTCATACAATGCTCTGTTACCTACAAGTTCTAATAACAAACTCTCGGCACTTTGTTTTAATTCATTACGTGTGATTCTATCATTAGGCTCAAACAAGAATGGACGAGCTAACAAATCTAATTGTCTACGTAAGTAAGCAACTAATCGAGAAACGTTTACACGATCAAGTGAACTTGCATTTTTTGCTCTTGTTCTTTGTCCGTATACTACAATGCCAGCACCCGGAATTGTTGAGATTGGATTAATCTTAACATCTTGAAGTACATTTCTTAGATTTTCAGGAATCGGTGATTGTTGGAATTCACCATCCATTAAGTAACCAACTGCTGTTGCGTTATCAACACCACCTCGGCGTGTGCCAGCTGGTGCAAACCACGGGAAGCTCTTCTGATCACTAATAGCCATCATTCTTAAAATCATGTGACTTGGCGGAACAACAATGTTGTTTCCGGAGTTGTCGTTTGTAAATCCACTTGGATAGTATAGGGCCAAATATTCATCGTAAGTTACAGAGCCAGCATCACCATTATCTAGTGCAGTGGTACTCGAACCCCATGCCCTTAATGCTGAACCATTAGCTGGTAAGCGGAATGGTGTATCTCCAACAACAAACGCTGTTAGTCCACGAGCAGTATTCAATCCAACCATGTTCTGAATTGCTTCTGGATAACCCGGAGTTGCAATTATGTTTAATACCAGCGTATCAGTATCTCTAACACCACCATTAGTATCAATTAATGATTTTAAAGCCTTGACTACAAGACCACGCTGTGAATGACGGCCAAACTTACCGGATCCGTCTTCATTGTTGCCTGTAGCATTAACCCAACGTGCTGTGCTATATTTTGCACCAGCTGTAGAACCGTCCATAATTTCGTCATTATATCTTAGGTTCTTACCAGTGTTTGCAGTGATATCGATTGCATTAGCAAGATATTTCTTAACATTGTTACCACTACGGCGTGTATTCCATAGGTGTGTACCTTGTGGATATAATGTAGGTTCAGGAGCATCTGGATCAAGATAATCAGAACTTAGTAAAGCAGTAATCTTAGCCGGAATTGTATCAACACCATTTGTTGACCAACGAGCATCGGCAAACAACCAACCATTTGGAGATGTTTGATCTGTTACGTCTTGTTTAATCCATTTGATTAAACTTGCGCTCCAGACATAGATATTTTGACCATACAGTTCTGGATCAGAGCTATCAATCCAAATATCGCCATCGACTAAAGGAGTTCCGTCACTTTGTCCATCATCTTTGTTCGGAGCAGTTGCACGTATAATTGGGCCTGCTGGATCAGATGCCGGGTATGCAGTACGATATCCTACCCAGGTAGTACCGTTGTGCGCCATAATATCAACTTCATCATGAATTGCGCTATACCATAATTGTCCATCAGCCGGTGCTGTAGAAGGAGTACGCTTAGATGCAACAACATTTGAAGTTAACAAGTCAATTGGTTTCCAATTGCTTGCTTTTAATGTATAAGGTGCTTCATATAATCCTGTTGGATATAAGTTTGTTGCATAAGTGCTAGCACCTGTGTCATAGAATCCTGCGGTAAACAAAGGTAAACTTCCGCCGTCAAGCAAGAAGAAATCACCACCTAATTTGTGACTCATTTTTAATACATTTGATGCAGGATCGTATGTTGCAGTTACGTTTGTTAAACCGGCTGCGCTAACCGCTGCCGCAAACCCTGCAACGCTACTTGTTGTAATTGTAACAATTCTTGGTGATGAAACTGCACTACTTCCGGACACTGTTTCTGCAACTTGAAAAGTTGAACCAGGAACAAATGTTAAGGTAGGAGAAACAGTAACAGCAATAGTTGTAGGACTAGAATTAGCTCTACGCAATACTTTAAAATCTGCAAGCCTAGGACTTAATACACCGCCGTTGCCACCATTGTAGTTACTTTGTACAAAGAATGTTCCGGCTGGAATATTTGTACCACCGCTGTTGTCTAAAGATGCTGTAGCTTGTTGGGTAGTACTGTATACTGGAGCAGATACTGCTTGCCATGTTCTTGTAGTTGCATTATAATACTTAACAGCCCAACTTGCTCCTAAATTAGGTGCGGTTGTTTTTAAGTAGATGCTACCAGAAGCAACATTTTGAGTTCCAAACTGAGGAAACTGTGTATGGGGCGCAATTACTAACGATACAGGACCATAAGTTCTTGCTGTTAACCCTAAAGATGCTAGTGTTCCTGCAGTTCTATCAGCTAGTATAATTCTACCATCAGGTGATGCGGCCAAATCTGATTGTGCTGTACCGTCTGCATATAAGAATAAATTAGCACCGTCAGTCTTAGCACCAATGCCTAATTGTGGCATCTGTGAATTGATAGATGTTGCAATACCATTTGGTGTTACATCAGTTAATGTAATTTCACTACCGTTAATGGTAAACTTAGCACCAGGTTCGGCTGAACCGATAGCACCTTTAACTAACGGCCAGCTTGATTGCCAACAGTTACTAGTAAATGTAGCACCAGTTATGGATGTACCAAAGTTACTTTCGACATTACTACCTAGTTTAACCCAGATATTATCAGAATTTTTAAAATATACAGCGTTTGTGTTCATTTTGGTAACAACTACTGCATAATCGCCAATGTTACCAAAACTTGACACAGGAGCACCTGTTAAGTCAGTATCAAGGTCAACACTATCATCATCGATGACCAACGGAGCTTTGTTAACAAATGTCTTAGAAGAAGAATTCCATTCTTCAATTCCAAATCTTGAACTTGCTGTGTCAATCCAATAAGTGCCGGCGGCTGGTTGGCCAACTGGTTCAGAAGAAGTTTGTACAAGCTGAGAAAGATCAACATCTGCACGAACAACATACGCACGACTGCTGATGCCTAGTAAACTATATGCGGCTTGTAGACCGTATTCGTTTAGTTCTCCACCGTGAACAGGATTGCTACTAGTGTCGGTATAAAATAACGGAGTGCCAAACGTGTCGACTAAATCACGCTGACTAGTAATAGTCCATACTTTGCCAACATTGCTGGCTAATGTTCCAGGCGCAACTGCGGTGCCTGAAGGATTGTTTTTATTAGCTTTTGTAGCTACAAATAAAAGTGGTACAGTACCCGGAATTGCTGTCGTGTAAAAACTTTCGTCAATTACTTGTACTTGTACGCCTGCTGAAGTTAAACCTGCCATTTGTTAATCTCCTTAATGGATTATCATTTCATATATTTAGCGGTTACCTCATTTTTTTACCAGGTTAAATACAAAGTAAAGGGCATTAAAAAGGGCGCGAAATGCGAGATATATGTAACAAATGTCAAAAGAGACCGGTCGCTGTTAATTATTACAAAGAAGGTAAACCTTTTTACAGATCTGCCTGTGACCACTGTTCTAGAAATAGAAAAGATGGGACACCTCTTTGGAAGCGGACAGGATATAAAAAGAAAACTAACTGCGATAAATGCGGGTTTACTTCTAAATATCAAGAACAATTTGATGTCTATTTTATAGATGGTGATATGACAAATTGTAAGTATACTAATCTTAAAACAGTCTGTGCTAACTGTCAGCGAATATTATATAAACTAGGGTTAAGCTGGCGACAGGGTGATCTTACACCTGATTTTTAATAGCACTAAACAACTCGTCAATTGTTCCATTATTAGAAATGGTAACGTCAATGTCGCCGCCCACCCATGCAGTTTCACTAGCATGTATTCCTAATTTTTCTAACTTGCTTTTGCCTAAAGCCCAACCCAAGTACTTGTCGCCTTTGTTAGCATTTATTGCATCTTCATACCATTCTGGTTCAGGGCCGCGTGTTACGCGAATAACTTTTCCGCCTGCACTGTGAATTGCTCTGATCTCGTTAGGAAAGCGCACATCACTAATAACGATGTCATCTTTTGAGTTGCGTAGTTTATTTTCTAATGAGGCAATCCAAATATCGTCATGAAACCCTTTACGACAAACTTCGGTACCCCAGTACTGTAATACCCAGCGAGGAGTTAGGTTTGGCATTTTTAACCGCTCTGCCCACCAAGGATCTATCTGTTCACGCCATTCGCGAGCTTCTTTTGTACGCCCTTCTAACATAGTTCGGTCCCAACCAAACACAGCGGCTACGGCATCTTTTAGTGTATTTGCAAAAGAGTCACGTCGAAATCCGTGAAAGTTAACCAAGTAGTCTGCGGCAGTATCTTTGCCACTTCCGATAAATCCGACAAAACCAATGATCATAATATCCCCTAGTGTGATACTATAATTTATTACATTTAGATTAATTTGTCAATAATTTTATCAACCAATTATAAACGTCAGCGGGTTTCCACCAACTTTATAATTGATTAGATCTTGCTCTAGCACTTCTAATTCGGCTTTGCCGTCTGCTTTAAGAGCAGTTCCATTTAGAGTAGTTCCGCCTTGTGGACTTGCAATAGTTGCAAACTTTTCACGAGCATCTCCTAGCATTACTTTACAGGTAGCTAACGCAAAATCTTTAAGCCATATTCCTACATAAGGATCTTGAAATAATGTAAAATCAGGTCTATAATTGTACATCCATAATAGTACACTTTCGGCACCTCTTGGGCGTTGCATAATTGTAAGTTTTTTAGTAGTAGCATTCCAAGTAAAGTCGATTTCACTACCAAACATTTTTCCTACAAGTTTCTGATAACTTGCAAATGCAAAATATGTTGCTAACCCTCCCATATTACTAGAACTTAACAAATAAGTATTTGTATAAGCTAGATTAAATGGTTCAAAAATAGTACCGCCATCCCCGCCGCCCGATCGAGAGCCAATACTTCTTCTAAATATTTGCCTAACTTCCATAACCTCTGGAGCAAGTATGTATTCATTAACATCTTGTTCTAATGTTAAAAATCCATAGCTTTCTTCAGTACTAGACTGAGCTCTTTGACGGAATTTAGCTAAAGCTCTGTTTATAGCAACATCATAATGTTGCGGCTCGAGTTCTATATCAATCATGCCGTCGCCGAGCATGGTTTTTATGTAGTTAACTACATCTTGTTTGGTTGCTTCGTTGTCTGTCATAACAATATTTATGCCATAAATATAAGACTATGCCACGCTTATCCTTATACCGACCAGAAAAAGGGAACGATTTTAAGTTTCTAGATCGTTCTATAAACGAACAATTTCAAATTGGCGGGACCGATATTTTTGTACACAAATATTTAGGCCCTGTTAATCCTGCCGAGGGCGAATCTACGCCCGGAGTTCCTATGAATACAAATATTGTACCTGAATTAGGAATACAAGATTTGATATTTTTAGAAAACAGAGACAGACACTATGATCAAGACATTTACCAACTGCGCGGCATTTATACTATGCAGGACATTGATTTTAATCTAAGTCAATTTGGATTGTTTTTACAAAACGACAATATTATGATAACATTTCACCTACGTACAACTGTAGATGCGTTAGGTAGAAAAATTATGGCAGGCGATGTTTTAGAATTGCCGCATTTAAAAGACGAATATGCCCTAGACGATTCTATGGTTGCATTAAAACGATATTATGTTATTACAGATGTTACTCGTGCTGCCGCAGGTTTTAGTCAGACATGGTACCCTCATTTAATTAGAGCAAAATGTCAGCCGCTAATTGATAGTCAAGAATTTAAAGAAATACTTGATGCTCCAGCAGGCGATGGAAATAAAACATTGCGAGATGTTATGAGTACCTATAACAAGAGTATTGAAATCAACAAGGCAATTCTTGCCCAGGCAGAATTAGATTCTCCGCAGAGCGGATATGATAATACTCAACTATTTTCTATACCACTTACACCTGAGGGTAGAGTTGACTATGTAAATGCGTCTGATACTACAATTACTGTTGATACTAGCGATCCAAATATTGATGCTAGTACAATATTGAATACTCCAGAGAAACAGGTTTATGTAGGATATTTAACAGACGACGGTATTCCGCCAAACGGTGCTCTATACGGATTTGGTAGTTCATTCCCGGGAGGACCTAGCAATGGGCAGTTTTACCTTAGAACAGACTATTTTCCAAACAGGCTTTTTAGATTTGACGGATATCATTGGGTAAAATACGAAGACAATGTACGAATGGCTATAACCAATCTAGGAAAAGACGAAACATCCCCAACAGGTCTATTCCCAGGTAAGCCAATTAAAGAAACTCAAAAGAGCGCATTCTTTAATAATACTACAACGGCTACTATTGCAGGGCAGGTTGTACAAGAAAAACAAGCATTGTCTAAAGCTCTTAGACCAAAGGCGGATAATTAATGGATTATTTTTATGACGGTCAGGTAAAAAGATACTTGACACAATTTATGAGGCTGATGAGTAACTTTAGTTATAAAGATGCTAAAGGTAATCTTGTTGAGGTGCCTGTAAGATACGGAGATATGAATCGACAGGTTGCACAGATCCTTGCTAAAAATAGCGAAAACGTTATTCAAAGTGCGCCATTTATTGCCTGTTATATTAAAGACATGCAACACGATAGATCAAGGATGCAAGATCCAACATTTATTAGCAAAATAAACATTCGTGAAAGAGAAAACAAAGGACAAGGTTCGGGCTATACTGTTGAAAGATTGATGCCCACTCCATACACTGTAACGTTTGCCGCAGATCTATGGACTACAAATACTGATCAAAAGTTACAACTATGGGAACAAATTACTGTTTTCTTTAATCCTAGCTTAGAATTACAAAGTACAGATAATTATATCGATTGGACTAGTTTAAGCGTAGTTGAATTAACCAGCCAAACATTCGAATCAAGATCTATTCCACAAGGATTAGAGTCAGATATTAGTATCTGTAATCTTGCCTTTACTTGCCCCATTTGGATTAGTCCGCCTGCAAAAGTTAAAAAATTGGGCATCATTACAAAAATTATTTCAAATGTATTTGTTAGCGAAAACATACTAACGCAAAATACAATTGGCGCCTACACTGATACTCCCCTTGCAAGTATATTTGATGGAAAAGTGCTGTCATCAAAGACAGTAGTTACTCCCGGAAACTACGGACTTATAGTTTTAAATAATTCCGCGTCCCTTGTTCCTACACAAAATACAGGAAATACTAATTATACATCTGTGTCCGAAGTAAACAATAGAGCAAATTGGTATAGTATACTCGATCTATACGGCGGGTTTAGGGCCGGCCTTAGTCAAATTAGATTAGTTAAACCAGACGGAACTGAAATTGTTGCTTATGCCAGTGTAAATCCCGTTGATGATTGTTCCATGAGTTTACAATTTGATCCCGATACCGTGCCATCTAATACCATCATAGATGGTAAGGGGACTATTGATGCTATCATAGATCCTTACAAATATGATCCTAGAACTAAATTAGCAGGAGCTAGATATTTAATTTTAGAAGACATAAATCCAGATCCTCACGATGAACATACCGGACCTACCGAATGGCAAACATATAACGGTAACGATCTAAGAGCAAATGCAAATGACATTATTGAGTGGGATGGCACCCAATGGATTATTGTTTTCAATAGTGTAACAACTAATAGCACTACCTATATAACTAACTCATATACAGGGATACAATACAAGTGGTCCAATCAAGACGGTGATTGGCAGTGGTCAAAGAGCTACGAAGGTGTGTATGAGCCCGGTGCATGGCGTTTAATTATATGATAATATGCAGTGGTGGACTGTTTTTAGCAAAAGATACTAAAAGATTTTTATTTCTATTAAGAACTCAAGGTAAGACTGCAGGTACTTGGGGATTTGTTGGCGGGAAAAAAGAACCAATTGATCAAACACCGTACGATACATTAACTAGAGAAATACAAGAAGAAGTAGGTACTGTTTCTAACATTACTAAAATGATTCCACTAGAACAGTACACTAGCAACGATCAACATTTTAAATATAACACCTATATTATTCTTGTAGAAAAAGAATTTATTCCTACATTAAATGCCGAGCATTCGTCTTATGCATGGTGTGAATATAATTCACATCCTAAACCTTTACATCAGGGTGTTAGATCTAGTTTAAACAATAAGTCAATTAAAAGTAAAATTGAACTTATTTTAGAGCTTATATAATTTAAAACCGGCTTCTAATCCCGTTAGGTCAAACTTATAATGATCTAATTGATGTGAATCGCCTGTAAGGTTAAGACCGTTACATCCTATAATTTTTATACCCGCAGGATCAATTCCGTGAACTTGACAGAATAGAATTGCCAGCTCACTCATTTTATATTTTGTATGATACACCATGTTGATGTCGCGGTGTAACTGCTCATCTTTAATAATGGTTAATATCATTGGTATAATATCTCCTAGATAGATATAATCAAAATATACATCATTGTTAACATCGATGCTGTTATTCAATAATAATTTTTTAAAAAATCGAGTGTCTGCTTCCTGTTCGTGAAATACTCCAAACAATCGTAAATTAAAAAAATTGTTTGTTTCTCTTATTACTCTTGCTATAAGATTTTTTGCATATCCGTAACTAGTATCTGGCAAATGCTCAAGCACTTGATTTTCAGTTACCGCCCAGTTATTTTTTTTAAGATCGTACTCGTATGCAGTTCCTAAATTGATTAGTTTTTTATATTTGTGTTTATTATTCCACAAGTTTCTAAACATCCACAAACTATCAGTGGTATATTCTCGATCAGTACTAAACAAATTATTACGACCAGTTAATGCACAATGTATAACAATGTCTACTTTATGATAATCTAAGTAGTCACTAACTTGTTTAAGGTCAAATAAATCCAATTCTTCTTTACTTGGATTTAAAATCTCATAAGGTAATTTATCGGCTAAAAAACTTCCTACAGTACCTTTGCCGCCTGTTATTAATATTTTCATTTAAACTTAACCGCCAATTCCCAATTTGGATTATTTTGATCTCTGTTGCTAATTATTAAGTTATCTTTAATTGCCCAGTCTATATTTAAGGTAGGATCATTCCATGCAATACCGCATTCTTTTTCTGCACTATGATACTGGTCTACTTTATATCCAACTAATGTATTATCTTCGAGCGTTACAAAACCGTGATAGCATCCTCTAGGAATATAAACAAGGACAGGGTTACTAGCTGAAATTGTTATAGTAATATGTTGACCATATGTTGACGAATTTTTTCGAGCATCTACAATAACATCCTGTATACTGCCAGTTAATACCTGTACCAGTTTTCCGGGCACCATATCGTCTGCTTGAGAATGTAGGCCTCTTAGCGTACCTGCCTTATTATTTTGACTCCAAAATTCAAAGATAAAATTATTTGGGATAGCATAATTGTTGATCCAAGATTCGCGGAAAGTTTCCGAAAACCAACCTCGGGTGTCAGATAATCTTTTTAATGGGAATAATTTAACGCCAGGGATTGAGAGTTGTTCGATCATATACTATTATATAGTATCAAACAACAGTGTCAATCAATAATTTGAATTAGAATGTACTAGCGGCCCATCTTCGCCAAGTATTTGTGGCCACACACATGTAGACATAGACAGCATCGTACGCTATTTGTCCCATTACTCCGGGACTTGTACTAGATGTTGGCACCAACAATGGAAAATCTATGTAATATAAGTATTGCGTTGCTGGGGTGCCGCTTTGTACAGTAATAGTCCAATCTAATTTATTATTATCAAATGAATTTACAGTGCTAGTAGCTGTTGTAACTGTGAAATTCCAACTACCCGTATTATTTCTACCTGTAATTTTCTTTCCATTGGTTAATCCGCTAATAACGGCTGATGCTTCGGTACTACATCCGGCACAGATTAAGAAACCATCAATCCAGCTTGTACTAAACATGCCACCTGGTATTTCACCATAAGTCACAGTATCCGGTGCGGCAACTAATGCCCCATTAACTGTAATACTGCCTGCGGCCGATACACTCATTGCGTTTGCACCTAGATATATTGTGCTCGAACTTACATATAAACTTCTCCATTTTGCCGTAGGAGATCCTAGATCATATGTTACATCTGAAGCAGGTAATAAGTGTCCACCAAACGTTGATGTAGTACCTACAGTTAATGCAGTTCCTACATTTAATGTTGTCCCAACATAAACATTTGCGCCAATGCCAACTCCGCCTGCCACTGTTAACGCACCATTTGAAGTGCCTGTTGATAATGTTAACGGAGTAATGTCAACTCCTAGAAGACCAATACTCATTAGAGTATTTGTCAAATTATTAGCATCTTGCATTATTCTTAATACACCAAAAGATGATATTAAGGCATATCCGCTAGAACTTCCTACAAGTCGCAAGGCTGGAGATTGATTATTTCCTAAGTTTATTAGATTTAAACCGGGACTTACTGTCGGTAATATTTCATTGTTATTTTGACTAACTGTTATCCTTGATGTTTGAAAGTTTGTTCCGTCAAATGTTAAGTTAGCTGAAAATATTGTTGAGCTTGTAGCTGTTTGATAAGGTATGTATGTTGGTAAGCCACCTGCAATATTTGTTGCTAGTATAGACAAATTAGCACTTAATGCAGTATAAGCCAATGTTGCGGTAGTGGCAAAATTAGCACTAGTTGCAGTATTAGCAAACGATGTGCTTAAAATAGTTCCGTTAATAACACCGCCCACATTTAAATCACCACCGATGCCTACTCCGCCTGCAACTTGTAATGCACCTGTATTTGTGCTAGTTGATGCTAATGGTGATGTTGCTAAAATTGTTGTAAAGGCTCCGCTATTTCTTGTGCCGGCACCTACTGTGCCAGTTAATGGACCTCTCAAACTACCAGCAAATAAATCTCCACCAATGCCTGCGCCGCCTTGGACTCTTAATGAACCCGATACTGTAGAAACTGCGGCAATGCCCGCAGTAATGTTTACTGCTTTATTAAAATTCCAACTATCATCAGTTGATGCATAATAGAGTTGAGGTTTAAATGTTGGACCTTCAACTGTGATGCCAGAACCGTTAGCGGCGGCTGCATTTATTGAGCCTTTTGCTATTGTAATATTTTTATCTACTACTTCTAGATTAACTGTGTTAACCCAAGTAGATGTCCCATTAATTTGTAAACTTCCGCCAATGAACACATCCCCTGCAATACCTACTCCGCCTGCAACAGTTAATGCTCCACTACTGGTGTCGACGCTGGCTGTTGAATTCTTAATAGATAGCGTGGCGTTATTGTATGTAAAGTTTGCCGAGAATGTGGTTGAACCAGTGGATGCTTGATATGGAATCTGATTTGCGGCGCCACCAGATAAGTTAGATGCAACGTTAGCAACTGACACACTAATGGCCGCACTTGCTGTCCAGATTGGAATTACCCCATTGCTCATTAAAATAGAACCGGTTGTTGCTATTGGAATAAAAGCAGTGGTTGATGTAGATGATTGGAATATTAACGACCCTCTAGTTCCACCTGCAATATTTAAAGTTGTAGTGGCTGTAGAAATAGTTCCGATTAATGCTGATGTAAATGTTGTTGATGTTCCGTAGACAATCAAGTCCCCACCTACTATTAAGTTTCTTCCAATTCTTCCGCCGCCGTATACAACTAAGTCACCTGTGTTAGTAGAAGCAACATCGGCCTGATTTCCGCCAACTAAAAACAACCTATCTAATACGTTGTTAAAGTCTCTTCTCCAACTGTTAGTAACGGAATTATAATTATACTTAATTCCGTTTACTGTTGCTACTGCACCGTTTGCTGGGTTTAATGGAAATGACATGTTATATTCCTAATTATCTTATTACACATTCTACTAATTCATCTGCTCCATTAGCCAAAGCAAATGCAAACGGTTCTTTACCATTGTCAATACTGCAACCACAGCCATTATCTGCCGGCCAAATTGGATCTCCTTTTTTCACAGAACCCGATATCTTAACAGGAACTCGCCCAAGTAAAGCAATTGGTTGTCCTTCACTTGCACTATTCATCAAATATGCAGGTTGACCAGATATAACTCCCAGTACATAGTCTTTACTGCTAGTGATTGCTGTTGCTTCACATAGTCCGCCAATTTTTACTAATGTGCCTACTTCGTAGTCTTTATCTGTTAGATATTTTTCTGCAACGTCAGCATATAACGCCTGAATCGCAGTTCCCCTAAAATAGGTTGCGTAAACGTCTCTTTGAACATACAAATCGCCATTGCCGCCTTGCAAGTAGTAACTGGTACCATTAAAATATAGATAATTGCTGCCGTTACCAAAGTAGTATACACCAACGTTAGGTAAACCTGGGAATCTGCTTATAAACGCAGGTGCTATTACATATGTACC